AAATTAAAGTTAGCTTATTTTGGTTAATGGAACAAGGAACAACGAAAACGGCGAAATTACTTCAACCGTTGCATGAATATTTGGCGAAAGTTGACGCGATGGTTGAATTCGTCGGTTGCGATAATTTGCATAACGCGACGCTTCGAGTGACGCGAATTGCTCAGGAAAATGAGGAATTGAAGCAAAGAATTGCTCTGATTTGCGAGGCGTTGGAAGTTGATAATTGGGCGAATGCGGTGAGGAAAGCACAACGATTGTGCAAAAGTTCCGAAGAAAATTTCACCACCTGACCCACGGAGAACCCTTGGTTCGAGGTCCCTGAGGGGTGAAAAAATTCTCATACGCGATAAATAATGAAAGAAGATTCTGTTGTTAGAGCAATACGGTCGGTCTACCGATCGCACGAAGAATTGCTGAATCACGTTGGTGCTGATAACGTAACAAACGCCAAACGAAAGATTGACCGCGAGCGGATTGAATTCGAACGGACAAAATCTCAGCTGCAAGAAGTAGTAAATGCGCTCGAAGTTGACAATTGGCGTAATGCTGTGGTGCGCGCAAAGTCGCTGCTGAATAAACTCGAACGCGAAGGATTGCCCAAGTGGTTAATGACAATTTCGCCTGCGTGGGTTGATAAAATTCCACCAAGTTCGTACAAGCGTTGGTTGAACTTTTGTCGCGAACAGTTCCTTGTTGCTCTTGGTGAATTGCAGGCGGAAGCTGAAATATTCCCCGATCTTGATGTTGAAAAAGAGCTGGAAATATTGCGGGAATTGTACTTGACGCTGCCGCCAGGTGAGTTTATCGAACGAATCAGCCAGTTTGTTACTTCGGAAGTGGACGAAGATGAAGGTGATGAGGTAATTGAAGAGGGGTGATCGTGGTCGTTAAAAGTGTGTAATTGGAAGGGTTTTGGTGAAAAATTAACAACAACCCCGCTAAATCTGCACACCGATAAAATAAAAATCTGGAACGACGTCCCCTTCCAGTGGAACGGAAGTTACGAAATTCCCCCTTTGGTTACGAACCGTTACGATCGCTTGACTTTCGGACCGAACCGTGCAATAATAAAGGTATGAATAACTCCTCCCCTACCTTCGCCGCCTTCGTTTACGTTCCCGTCAACCAGACGCTCTTCAAGAACCAGCAGCAGCCCTACACACCGAGCGTCGGCACCCGACCACAGGTGGGCCCGCAGGACGTGATCACCTTCACCGTCATCACACTGATCGCTTTGGCGGGCATCGTGACCGTAAACCTGCTCGACCGACGCTGAGCCCCATGTGTAAAGTTTCGTTACGAACGCTTGACTTCCGACCCGATCCGTGCAATAATAAGAACATGAACGAAACCGAACTGCTCGCCCTGCTTCCCGCCCTTGACGTGGCCTCGCTGGACAACATGCTTGAAGCGGCCAACCTGACCTGCAACGGTGAGGCTTATGATTTGATCGCTACGGAAATCTTTAAGCGTCCCGAATTCGAAGAAGGTTACTTCGCCGATTGCTACCATTTGTTTGAAGAATGGAACGAGCGTTTCGGTGACGCCGAATTCGACGAAGACTGATCGCTTCGGTATTCACGGTCGCAACTTTTTACGAACAAACAACAACAAATGAAACAACTCTTTGCGGTCATTTCCTTGCTGGCTCTTGCGGTTCCTGTGAACGCAACTCCAGCGCGGTTCGATGTGGTCAACCCCGAAGACCCAATGGTTTTGGTACCTGGCCTCGCCCATGTTGGGTGGTCGCGATTGGTCACTGTGGAACATTGTGCGGAGATTGAGCACATCAGAGACTGGGGGAATCTCACTACCGACCATGACTTCGAACGCATGGAGCGTTGCTTGGTTGAACATACTTGAGCCCGGTTAGTTGAACTTTGCCCCTAGGGTGCTGCCCTGGGGGCTTTTTTGTATGCGCATGAGTTTGTTGAACTTTAATTATTTCCTTGAATTCTGTCCGTGCGTAAGGGACGCTGGCCCGTTCGACGCGCCGTTCTCAATTATTTCAAGAACTGTCCCTGTCTCCAACAGCGTTCTCAAGCGCAACCTTGAAGCGACAGCCGAGTGACCCACACCCATGCGCGTTTCCACGCATGAATTGTTTATCATTTGTGTGTGCGATTGTGCGCGAATGCGTAGAGAATTCTGAGAATCTTTCTGTGTGAATGTGAATACTTTGTGCGTGGCATCGTGTTCGCAATTGTTTGAACTTTATTTTGTTTGATTTGTTTGACATTTGTTGAACTTTACGCGCAATTCGTCTGCGAATTTGTTGTTGGATAGGGGCCCCCTTTTCGCTTGCCGTGAATTTTAGGGGGAGGGACTTGCCCACGCGGGATACGGGGTTGGGGTGCATGTTTAAATCCCCCCGCAATTTCTCCACCCCGCAAGGGGCCCCCTTTCGCCCCCACCCCCTTCATTTGCACAGGGGGGGAGTTTCAGCGCCGCAGGCTTACCTCCCCTACCGCCGCGCTATACTACAGTCAGCGTAAACTCCGTATGGATACCACCACAAACTTAACGACGCAGCTCAAAACCGACTACCTGGCCTACAGCATGGCCGTGCTGATCGGCAGGGCTATCCCATCCCTCACCGATGGGCTCAAACCCGCACAGCGCCGCGTCCTCACTGCGATGAAATGGTTAGGGCTGAAACCCGACGGGAAGTATATGAAATCCGCCCGCGTCGAGGGCGAGACCATGGGTAAGTTGCACCCGCATGGAGGCGCCTATGGCGTTATGGTCACTCTGGCTGCACCTTGGAACAATAACTTGCCACTCATCGATGGACAGGGCAACTGGGGTTCTTCTGTTGATGGAGCAGCAGCGTCTCGCTACACCGAGTGCAAACTCTCACCTTTCGCATGGGATTGTCTTCTCAACGATTCCGAAACTTGGCAAACGGTAGCGAACTATGACGGATCGCTGCAAGAACCGACCGAATTAAATACGAAAGTCCCTACTGTTCTCTTAAATGGGCAGGACGGCATCGGCGTTGGCTTCGCAACAAAAATTCCCCCACATTCTCTCCGCGATATTTGCGACGCGATTACGAAAAATGCTCCTCTCACCCCTTCCTTCCCGACCGGATGTGACATTATTCAAGATGACGGACTTTCTTCCTACACTCGCACTGGCGTTGGCACCCTTCGCCTGCGTGCTAAGCTGGAGACTGGTAAGACGGGCACAGGTCGTAAGACGAAGGAAACGCTTGTATTCACGAATCTTCCCGCAAGCACAAACCCAGAGAAAATCGGCGCTCAGATTAAAGAAGCACTAGAAAAAGGCAAACTTGAAGGAATTTCCGAAATCATCGATGAATCTGATCTCTCCGGCGACCGTCTCACGGTTATTGCGAAAGCCAATACCGACATTACCCGACTCGCTCAATACCTGTATCACTACACTGACCTGGAGTCTACATATTCGGCACGGACGCTGGTTATTGACGGGACAAAACCAGTCGAACTCAGTCCAAGTGAGCTTCTACAAAAGTGGCAAGCATGGCGACTGGATCGGCTGGGTGTCAAATTCGAACACGAATGTAGTCTCGCTTCTGCCCGACTAAACATCGTCGAAGGATTGCTCAAGGCGATCGACTCAATTGATAAAATTATCAAATGCATTCGCAGCAGCGGTTCCAAAACCGAAGCATTAGCTGCACTAATGTCGAAACCATTTCAATTCAATCGAGCTCAGGCGGACGCTATCCTCGAAATGCGACTGCGCCAACTTACAAATTTAGACGCAAGCGAACTTGCCGACGAGAAATCTGCACTCACCGAGGAAATTGAGAATCTCTCTCTGCTAAAATCAGATTCCAAAGCTCGCCGCAAGTACATGCTCGACGAGATTAAGCGAATTTCTGTCCGTTACGGTGAAAAACGCCGCTCTGCTTTGATCGATCCACCCGAAGGATTGGTTGTCGAGAAAGGATCCTCTCGTGCTGCGGCGCCTATAGCCAAACCCAAATTCATCAAAATTGATATGAAACGGGGTGTCGCAGAACAAGCAAAGGGGCCTCGTGGAGCAATTATACTGGAAAAGACAGATAAACTCATTACTCTGACGGAAGATGGCACAATTAAAAAAGTTGCCCCTAACTACAAAGGCACTCTTGGCATGGGATACTCTCCTGTACTCCTGGCGAAAAAAGAAACCGACGTTGCGCAACGTAAGTACCTGGTTGTCTTCACCTTGGAAGATTCGCTCAAAGCGATGATGGTCTCTGGTGCCGACCTTTGCCGTGTCACGTCCAAAGGAAAGAAACTACTGCCAGAAGGCTCCGAAATTAAATACTTTGGAGAAGGATCGTTCACGGTTCCGTGGGCGTCCTCACGCAAGAAAAAGGTCGAACTATTCCCTGTAACCACCAAACAAGGTCGCCCTGGCGCTAAGGGTATAAAGGTAGCCAGCATTGACGAAGTAACTCTCTAACCTCTCAACACCAAATGTCTCAACAAATTAACTTCAACATCAACGGTGAACCAATCATCACCATTAACGAACAAGGTTTTCACTACCGCACTCGTTTCATCGAAGACGCTGGCGAAGCGTATAAGCTTTTCATGTCAGTTATGAAACTGCTGCAACATCAGAATAAAATCATCGATAACGCTGAAACTCCGGGACTACCTCAGCCCACTCCTGCGCCAACACCCGAGCCAACACCTGCTTCGAACCCAAAACGGACAACTTCGAAGAAAACAACTGCTGCAACGGAGACAGAGAAAAAACCGCGCACACGCCGCAAAAAGACTGACTTACCTGCAGAGTAAGAGGCTATACTAAAACAAAGCCTGCCGGGTAAAATCGTTCAGGCTCCTTGGAGTTCTCATGGAAATTCAAATAATCTATCCGGTTGAAAGGTTACTTAGTAATCCCAGGGTGTTTTACGCGATTGCTAATTACCTCGAAGGTCCGGATGTAGATACGCTGAAAGAAGCTTTCTACGAACTTCTCGAGTACGAATTTAATAATTACGACGATCCGGCAGAATGCGAATTTACGGCAAGTGAAATTTGCTTCCAATCCGAGGACGATGGAAAAACCATCTCGGTAGTTATGGACAATGGGATGGCCACCGTTCTGCAAGCAGTAGAAGGCGAAACCTATTCCCGAATTACCAATTCTAACGAAATGGCCGCTGCGACGGCAATTTACCAACGCCTAGTCAAAGCTATAGAAGAAACAAACCCTGACTTTCAAGGCGACATCGCCCTCTGCTCACCTCCCACTCCTGCAAACAGCTACCTCCGATCTTCCGACGGAGACAGATTCGAAGGTAGCTTTCACCTCCTGTCTGACCCAGACAAACTTTACGCTTTCAACATCGAAGTAATCAACGTAGATTCCGACGAGCTGCGAGCGCACATCAAACCAATGTGATTCAACTCATCGATGCAAGACAACATCCTATTTGCAACCAACAGCATGAGGACCTCGGTTTCCTCACTCAAGAAGAAAGTATCCAACCTGAAGATCAACCTTGAGGTCTTCGATGCCGAACTTGAAAAAATCGAAACCAAATTTGACAAACTGCTCGTTGAAGCGGAGATTTACAAATCAAAGCTCGAGCGCGAACTCAGTCGCGAAGTGAGGCGTCTGGAACGCGAACTGGACAAAGTCAAGCAAACAGCTCCGGCGGACCTAAAAATCGCTCCTCCAAGCACGGAGGAAAGCCGCATTGCGGTCACTGTTGGAGTTTTCGAGTCGATCCTTCGTCACATGTGTCAAGGCGCGGACGATTTCCGCCTCATGTCCGAGGCATTTATCTTTCCCGCTGTGATCGAACGAGTAGTTCGACACACTGAAGAAGCATATTTCCTTGACGGTATGCCTCAAACAGCATACTTAGTGATGCAACGTGGGCGTGAATACATTCAATGGATCCGCTCGGATTGCGAAACACACCTAACTGACCCTCAAGCTTGGGAAAATTATGTGGATACTGTCACCGATTGGTGGCGGAATGATGCTTTGCCACTAATATACAGCGCCCGCGATGAGCAGTGGGACATTGATGTCCCACTAACTCTAACAGAAATGATTACTTGGAGAGATAATCCCGCTGATCGCCCGCTTAATTTCTCCGCAATTTTCGACGCTTACGAAATTTTCAGAAAAAACAAGGATGCTATCTATGAATCAAGCGGACTTCGAGAGTTTGACCTTAAAGCTTTTTCCTACAATACGCCCCAATCGTAAATCAGTAGCAGCTTTAGGTAAAGTTGACCACCTAATTGAACAGGTTGGTATCGGTATCGTACAAACTGTAGAGAAATATTACAAAGATTATCTCGATAAACCTAACGAAGCAAACGCGAAACGTTATATTATGTGGCGTTTGCGCTTGCACCGTCGTCTCAAGAATAATAAAGAGATGTTGGACGCGATTAATGACGCTCGTAATCTAGGTCTTTACGACGAAAAACCTGGAAAAACTTTTTGGGATTGCAATTTTGGGTAAAATCCCATATATTTCGGTTTCTGTCATGATTCCTAGGACTGTAAAAGTAGCAAAAGCAGTTGCTGATACACTGACTGAAGAGCAGTTAGCCACTTATGGTAACGTAATTGGACCATTTTATCGTGGCTGGACCACAAATTACAAGGAATACTATACAAAACTGCCTCCAAACGATTACGGAGTCAATCCTGGGGACCCTACTATGTTCTCTTATTGGGTTCCTAACTTTAGTGCATCCAATGAACCTCAGTGGGCTCAACCTCCTGCTCTTTTGCGTAATTATACAGGCATCGCCCCTGTAAATGCGATTTATCCTCGCGCTAACAACCCCCTTCCCCCTCCGATCGACACTCTCTGATTTACCAGAGATGTAACCAACTATACTAAAATTACAAAATTCAACGTCCTATGCAAAAAACGACTCTAGGATATCCGGTTCTTAATGACGACCTTCATCAAAAAATTTTTGGCGGCGAAGAACGCCCCAAGATGAGTCGTTTGGCTCGTGAGAAAGCTGAGAATCTGCTAAAACAGTTTGATATCAAAATTCCTGTAGATCACCCTGATCATCTGTACGATGGCCCGTTGCCATTGCCACCGTTGCGGGGTGATTTTTTGCAAGAGCATTTCGAAAAGATTGCACGTGAACAAGTCGGTGAGTATAAAAATCTCGCTAATGCATTCGGCAAGTGCAAACTTCCTCCAATTCCCCCTGTTGAAGAACTGAAGTTCGTTCCAGGGTGGACTCGTTATGAATATAAAAACAAAAAGTGGGTGACCACTCAAGTTCCTCACCCCCTTGAAAAAGCATTCACTTTCGATACCGAGACTTTTGTTACCGGTGGCGCTTTTCCAATTATCGGTACTGCCCTGAGTGAAAAAGCAGCGTACATTTGGCTCGCTTCTGAATTAATCAACCCTGAGCTTCCGCAGGAAGATTGGGATCAGTATGAACTGATTCCTATTGGTGAGAATAACTTTGTTGTAGGTCATAATATCTCTTACGATCGAGTGCGAGCTCGCGAGGGATACACCCTTGACCGAACTAAACCGGAAAATTTCTATTTCGACACTCTCTCTGCGCATATTGGCGTATCGGGTTTGGCTTCCGGTCAACGGTGGCTTTATGTACTGGCTGCAAAAGATCCAGAGAATTTGACAGAAGAAGAAAAGAGAAGACTCAGGTACGCTCCCAAATGGCTGGACGAAGGCTCCACCAATTCTCTAGTTGCAACGTACAATTTTCACGTATATGAAGTACGAAAATACTTTGGAGAAGGTGCAGAGCCTCTCGGAGCAGGTGACAAAGCTATTCGAAACATCTTCGTTGACGCTACAAATCTGCGTCAGATTAACCAAGTTCTGACTCAAGCTGTTGAATACGCGGTTAAAGACGCATTTTACACTGCGGAACTCTTTCAAGCTCTATGGCCTAAATATCTTGACGCTACTCCGAGCATGGTTGCTCTTTGTGGCCATTACCACTTGAACGGATCCATAGTTCCCTTGATTGATGATTGGGCGGAATGGATTTCCAGTGTGGAAAAAGTCTATCACGCACATAACGACGAAATGACACAGTTGTGTCAGAAACTTGTTTGGAAATATTATGAAGAATGGAAAGAGTCGAAAAATCGCGAAATTTATCAGCAGTCAGATCCTTGGCTCTCACAATTGGATTGGACGATTCAATCAGTAAAGGGAAAATACGCGAACGTGCCAAACTGGATGCGTCCCTTTGTCAAAGATCCGAACACTCATATCGGTGTAAAGAGTAACCTATCTCACCTTTTGTTGAAACTCAAGTGGGAAAACACTCACATGGTTTACACAAAAACAAACGGATGGTGTTACCATAACGAAGACGGTAAGCTTCAGAAAATTCCTCACCCTAAGGGGACGGGGGCTAACGTAGGCGGAGTGCTATCAAAAGACTTCGTCGAAGACATGGCGGTGGGGCGGTTGAGCAGTGATTTGCCCGAAGCAAAGCGAGCGCTTGAGATTGCCAACGCCGTTTCATACTGGACCTCGGTGCGAAAGCGTGTTATGGATAGAATCTATCTGAAAGCTCATAATCCCTATGGTGAAGACGCTAATGTAACACTTCCCGAAATTCTTTGTCATGGCACGGTGACCCGACGGACTGTGGAATCATTGATGGTTACTATGTGTTCCACTAAGAACTGGCGCATTGGCACTGAGCTGAAAACTCGTGTTCAAGCTCCCGATGGATGGAAGATCGTAGGTGCTGACTTTGACGGACAAGAGATGCAGATTGCATCAATCTACAGCGATAAATGGGAAGGCGGTCATGTCGGATGTTCTCCTTTTGGGTACAACGTTTTGAGTGGTTCAAAGGAAGCTGGCACTGACCCTCACTCTGCCTTGGCCAAACTAGCAGGTGTTGACAGAGACACCGCTAAAATCGCTGGTTTCGCCGTGCTTTATGGCGCGGGTGTTCGCGCTGTTCAAACTTATATTCGTCGCAAATATCCTGAGAAATCTCCGAACGAAGTGAAAAACTTCGCTACCAAGATTCTGGAAAGTAAGAAAGGGATTAACCGAGGCGGTTTGTATGAAGGGGGGTCTGACTCAGGTTGCTTTAACTATATGGAAGAGATTGCAATGCGATCTCGTATTCCGACTCTTCCTTGTCTCGGAACAAAAATTTCTACAGCTATGCGACCAGTCGCGGTAGGTGACGACTTTAAAACTGGTCGAGTCAATTGGACAATTCAATCCTCCGGAGCTGAAATTCTGTCCATCATGTTGACTGCCGTGCACTGGCTGGCTGAGGAATATAAAATTCCTTGCCGCTTCATCCTGAGTATTCATGACGAAATTTGGTTCATGACGCCAGAAAAATATGCTGAGCAGTTTGCTGTCTTATTTCAGATTGCTCACGTTTACACTTGGTCGTTGTTTCATTCTTCCGTAGGTATACCGGATCTGCCCTTATCTCGAGCATTCTTCTCAAGTGTGGCCATCGACTACCGTATTCGTAAGTCACCACGCGAATGCACCGTTAGCCCATCTCACCCTGAAGGTGAAAACGAACCCAACGGAATTGAGTATTCAATGATGGAATTGGCAGAGCTCGGTGCTGTTGATAAACTCAAAACTCGTTTCGAGGCTATTCAAAAAGGTCTTATCAAATGAAAAAATTCAAAAAATCTCGCGCTGTTTACGCTTCAGCAAATCTTTACAAAGGCATTATTCATTCGTATTGGTTGATTACGCCTTACGATAAAAAAGGAAGGGAAATTCCTTCTTCTGTACAATGCGCTTATAACGCGGAATACTACTCTTCCTCTTCTGCGATGAAGATGGCAGCTGCACTTTAAATGGCTTTTCCGTTACCTTTGGATCCAGATTTTCGAAAGGTAATTATTCGAGATTGGATCATAGATTCGATTGACAGATTGGAACAAAACGCTATACTCGAAGCGGAAGAAAGCTGGAAAACAGCTGTCGAGCTATATTTAGAACTTCCTCCTGGTCATGGTTCAGCGGAAATAGAATCTGCTTTAACCGAGGCTCGGGTAAAACTTGATCAAATTCGTAACACGTAAACTATGCGCACGATGTCAGGAGAAATGGCAGAATCTACGCCGAAAACTTCTAAAAAACCCCAGTCTAACCTTGAAACTTTTTCAACCACAATTTCCGATGGTAGAGAAATTACCATCCGCGAAATGACTGGTCGAGATCTCATCTACATGGAAAAAGAGCTTGGAAAAGCAGGCGATGTAGAGCGAGGTATGAAAATTATCGAGCGTTTGATTGTAGGGGATGATAAAATTACTTATGACGAGATCTTGGATCTCGGTGTAAGAGATTTCAAAAAACTTAGCGAATTAGTTGCTCAGGCTAATGGGTCTGATGAAGAAGACGACCCAAACTAACTGTTGAGGATCTAGAAGATTTTACATATTTACTGTATGTAGAAGATTTTGATCCGGTTCATATTCGTGAACTTACACCCAAAGATTTTTATTTCGCACAAATCTTACGCGATAAAGAAGAATCATTATCTCCGTTAGTAGTTCGTTTAATTTTAAATCAAGAATCTTTAGATTTACTGCCAACACGTGTTTTTCGACCTATAGTCGCCTGGATTACAGAAAATTTAATCGAGGAAAAGCTATTTACAGTTGAAAATTGGTTAGAAGTAAGTTTTCATTTGTGTAAACAACGATGGGATCAGTCTTTAGATTGGTTGGAAGCTCAACCCATAAGCAAGATCCTAACTATGATTCAAATAGTTAAAAACTATGCCGAAGAGCAAGAAAAACAAATGAAAAAGTCTGCTAAGAAAAAATGATTTCTTTTAAGATAAAAGGAAATGGGTTAACACCCATGAACACTCGTTGGTGGAATCCGACGAAGAAAGAGTGGGCTCCAGTCCTTGCAAATGACCAGAAACCTTTTTGGCCAAAGCAATCGGACCCTACTACAGGTCGCCCTTGGGCTGCTTTAACTCCAAGGTATAATTCTTACAAAGCACAAAAATATCCAGGTCAACCGATTCTTCGAGCGACTGGATCAATGCAGGATACAATGGAAATTCGTGTCCGTGGAAATGTGTTTTCTGTGTGGGGTGTTCCTTACGGAAAATATCATCAATTCGGCACAAAACGCATGGTTGCCCGCCCCTGGGTCGGAGTCCCTGATTCCTCTCTGGAACACATTGTACCTATCGCTTGGAAAAACATTTTATCTCGTAAACGCTAATGGCTAAATCTCGCGCCGCTAAATCTGAAAACTTTGACGGTTTAGAAACACCTGTTGAAGAAGTTTTTACAACATCTAAAGAATTAGATGTACCTGAGGTTCAGGAAACTCCTCCTGCAAACATCAAGGAAACCCCTTCTGTTGAGCCAGTAAAAGCTCCTGAGGCTCCTGCAAAGGAAGAAATCGAAACAGACGTTAGAACCAGACTTTCTAGTAAATCTGTCGATGAGAATATTTTTGTCCCCACGAATCCCGCTGCTGTGGAGAAAAAAGCAGCTAGCATCGCTGAGGAACAAGGATTTGAGCTTACCCGTGGAACGTCAATTGGTGCTCGTTTAATGGCTCGCCGCCATTTTAATCGTCCTTAACTTCTAATGGCCACAACTCCCTTCCAACCCCAATACACCTGGCGAAAGCTAGGGTATTTGGCGTATACAGATTCATTATCTTACCGAGAGGTTTTAGAACAAAACCCTCAATGGGATGTTGTAACGCTACCCCCATTAGGAGCACAAATCTCGATTAATACACAGAATACTAGGTCTTCATCTCTTTTACAATCCGCATTTGTATTTGGGGGGTCTTCGGCAGATGTCTCGGATGAGATATTTCCGTTTAACTCCCAAGTTGATTACTTCGAATCATTGAATAAATATACAGTGCAAGGGGTGACTAACAGAGACCGCATAAATGGATACAGCTTTGATAGCTATTCTGCCAGAACGGGATTGCAGGGGTAAAAACAATTACAGTGTGCTGTCCTCTGAGTTGCTCTGCGGAGACCACGTAGGAGTCATCCTTGCCTACACAACTCTAGGGAAAAGAAGGACTCATTTCTTAAAAACATGGCTACTTTTTCTTTGGGCTCTGGTGCTGCAACGCCTGGGGCTCCTGGTGTATATATTAATGAGCAACCCGGCAGGTTAGCTAACGCCGGTCTTGCTGGATTTTCCACTGTTTACATGTTAGTGGAAACTGAAAATGCTGTGCCTGTCACACGTTTTCCCTTCAACACTCCAACTCCGATTACTTCTCTGGCTGACTACAAAGTTTTAGTTGGTGGAGTACCAGAAGGTCGTATCCCTCTACTAAGCTACAACTGCGTTAACGAATTTTTTCAAAACGCTCAAGTTGGCGATCTGAGAGTTGTTCGTGTTGGATCCCCTGATCAGATTGTAGAGATTGAATTTCTTCCCTCCGGAAGCAAGGGTAGCTCAGGAGCTCCCCCGTCAGCTCTGATGGCTGGCGACGTAGTTTACGTTCAAATGATTCTTAACGGCATTAAGTTAGTTGCCGGAGACGGATCGACTGGATATAACGCTGATGGCGAATGGCTCGGTGTACCGGTTGTAATTCCTGTGAATTATGTTGCTGGTGACGAAGTCAACAACCGTCGTATCTCTAGCGCCATTGCAACTGCTGTTGCTGCTGCTATTGAAAGCAATCCTTCCGTTCGTAGCTCTGTTTACGTTCGTAGCTTTGGCCTGGTCAATGACCTGAGTCCCTCCGGAAACTCAGAAAATGGCTTCGTAACTATTGCTGCCACTACCTATAATGGTAATGTTTCTGTTGTAACTGAAGTTCTTCCGGTTGGCAATCAGTTCGTGTTTTTACAAAACACCTACGATATCGAAAACTTGGTCGGTCAATCTACTGAGCTGCAAAGAACTGCTCAAGATTACATTCAGTGCATCAACACAGCTTTCGAAGGTCAGCAAGATCAGGGTTACCTGGTAACTCCAACTGCTTACGCTCAATTTGACGCTGCTGGTCGCGCCGCTGTTGGCGCCGCTGCCGCTGCTCATTGTGAGAATAATAATTACAAGTGGATGGCTCTGGCAGATCCAGGTCCTTACCTTGTAACTGACATCAATGAGTATAGCGAACTAACTCCTCATGAAGCTGCTCAGGATCTTGTTCAGGGACTGCGTTATTTAGTTGATAATGTAGTTTATCGTTGGGTTGGTGAAGATGTCACTTATGACCGCCTGAAGCATCAAGATCTCGTTGGTGGCGTAAGCCCTCAAATCGCTGTTGAACAATCGGTAAAAAGTGTTGCTTCCGGTGAGAAAGTTGGTATCCTTGATCCTTCTACCTACACCGCAACATCTACTGCAGGTTTAGCTGAAGATGGTAAGTTCACTTTAGATGTTAGTGCTTACTGGCCTGTCGATTACCAGATTCAAGAAGTTATTGTTACTAACAATCCGACCGGTAACGATTTCAACGGTTTGGGATCCACAGCTTACGTTATTGCTCCCCCCTATGATACTGCTGTCAGTGGACCTTATCCAACTGATGGTGCAGATCAATACGTGTATTTCGCTCTGACACCTACAGACGCAGTTTCCATTCTAAATGAAGTGACCACTGCCGGTGGCACTTCAAAAATGGCGGGCGCTCCTGCTGGTGCTTTTACAGTTGGATCACCAACTGGCGATACTTGCACGATTTCCTACGCTACTCCTCAGTGGAACGAAGCTGTTACCATTAACGGTCAAACTTCCAACCTGATTCAGAATCTTACAGATGCTTCGCAAGCTGTAAACACTCTGCACCTGCCAGGAACTCTGCAGAATCCTACCGACACTTATCGTTTAGGATTTACTTCTCGCACCATTCTTAACGCCAACTCTTCAATTACTTCGTCGTCAGTTTCTGGATACACCGGAGCTGCTCAACTCGAAGTGATTTCTCACGGTCTGTCGAACGGTCAGAAGATTTATTTCTTCCAACCTGTCTATGCAGGTTCGACTCAGATCTTCGCACAAACGACAAAGAGCCTGATTCGCCCTTACTTTGTGCGTGTTATTGATGCTGACAATTTTGTTCTTGCCAACAGCCTGACAACTTATTCAGCTGGTTCGTACGTACCGTTCCCTTCCACAGCAATCAGCGCATTGCCTGCCGTGTTCTACACTGGAACACTGGGTGGTGCTACTACAGCTACTACTCTTGCAGAACTGACTTCTATCCCTCTGAAGAGAGGTCGTAAGTATGGTTTTGCGACTGGCACGATTTCTAATCACGCTTCTCGCGCAGCTGCAAGTCCGACACTAAACACTAACGACTTTGCAGTCGCTATGCGTTTGAGCACCAGTGCTGTTAATGTGGCTCCTTCATTAACTTCCGCATACGGTGAGACAACGAGTGCAGGTTGGCTGCCTGAGTTTGTATTGACAAACCCTGGCACTTCATCATCAACTGTCGCTAATTTCTTCTGCGTACCTACCGTGGAACAGAATTATGCGTCTGAGTCCTTTGTTGTCCCGGTATTCGAGGCTCTTTATGCTGGAGATTACGACGCTACTCTGAGTTCAGGTACTGTTACTAACACTTACGTGTTGGCTTTTGGAGTTCCTGCTTCTCCTACTGCTGCCCAGCTTCAGTCGAATCGCGCATATCTGCTCGGTACTTACTTTGACGTGACAACGGCTGGTTTTGCCCCTGATGGCACAACGGCTGTAGTTGCAGGCGATCGCATTGCCGTTAGTCAGATTGGTAGCAGCTATGTTTGGGAAGTAATTCCTGCGGACGCCGATGGCGGAAGCTTGCTTAATGCTGCTTCGCCCCTGTATGGCGCTGGCGTGGAAATGGCGTTTACCGCTGAAGAGACTCCCCCAGCAAATCTGTGGCGCTTTGATGCCATTACCTCCACTGAAATTATTGACGCTGCCCTGCGTGGTGTTGGTACTGGTGGTGTCCCTCAGGCTGTGGCTCTCGAGGCTGGCGTGGATAACGTGAATCGTCTTTATGAGGATTCTCAGCGTTACGGTAACGCTTTTGGCTTCATTGCTTACTACGGTCCCTATATCCAGAATGCATCAGGTCAATGGATTCCTCCTTCGCCTTATGTTACTGGTGTAGCTGTCCGTCGTTATCGCTCGGAAGGTTATCAGTTCCCGCCTGCCGGTACTAAGTACCAGCTTGCTGATGCCGTTGCCGCTCAAATTCCGATTAACTCGGCTCAGCAAAACCTGCTGAACCCTGACGGATGCAACGCTATTCGTACACTGCCTGGTTATCCTGATTCCGCTATCTACATCTGGGGCGGTCGCACCCGTCTGACTAACCCTGATGATGCTCAGCAAAAACTGTATCAGTTCGTTAACACCCGTGTTATCCTGAACATTGTATACGGTTCTCTGCGTCGTGCCTTCGATAGCCAGATCTTTAATGTTATTGATGGTTTTGGAGTTATCTATAACCAAATCATTAACATCGGTAACAGCATTCTGAATGAGCTGTACATTCGCGGTGCTCTCTTTGGCGCTCGCCCTGCAGATGCTTTCCAAGTTATTTGCGATGAGCGAATCAATCCTCCCTCTCAGTTAGAGAATGGTATTGTTAACGCCAAGGTGTTTGTAACTCCGGTTCCAACCCTGGAGCGCATTCAAATCGACCTGATTCGAGTTGCTGTTGGCAACATGCAAAACGAACTCGATATTCAAGGTCTTGGCGAAAGCAACGCAACTCTGTAATTGCTGATCATGGGAGTCAAAATGTACACGGAACTAAAACTTCAAGTTCCTGACTCCCTTCTTTTTTCTCTTGAACGACAAGCGAGAGAGCATGGTCTTACTTTGGAAGAACTATGTCTCTCTCGTCTTTCAGGAGACGCATTAGAAGGGACGTTAGTAGATCCTCAATACTATGAGTCATTAAGTCATGACTTGTTACGCGAAGAACTTAGAAAAGTTATCGAAAGCACTTTACCTAGAGAAGAAATAAGAAAAAGAATAAATCGCTTGGAATTTCAAATTTCCCGAAGGTATATTCGATGACTTACAATAATCCTCAACCTCTTTCTCCGAGTATAAGAGGCATTACATATCCCTTAACCGTTGTAAACGGTAATTTACAAACAAGCACAGATTACGACTTAGTTTCTCAGCATATAAGAAATGTATTAGAAACTCGATATTATCAGCGCGTTATGCGAGCCAATTTCGGGATTGGCGATTACGTGCTAGAGATACTTGATCCTGGCCAGATAAATTCAGCAATTCAATATTCTATACTTGAGAACGTTCAAGGATTAACTTCTCTCAATGTAACGGGAAACTGGAAAAGAGACGGAGATAATGGACTATATTATGTATTTATAGAGTATTCCGTTAATGGAGTGCCTCAACCACCGTTGAATTTCGCATTGGCGAATTGACGGGTAAAACCATGAAACAGAGCAAGTAACTTTCGAGAGGATTGGATGGCAAAGAGATTCAGGACAGCGCCAGTGCCTTCGGGAGAAGTTGCAAGGTACACGAGCGATCCGTACAATCTTAGTAGCATTTACATGTTTGGTTCCTCTTCCCCCTTCACGGGGCAGGGGAATACCATTGTACGTCCGAACGATGATTTGCTAATTCAGAAGGGCGGAAATCGCGCCTTAGTAGTTTATCAGCGTTTATTATATGACGAGCAAGTTCAAGGTTGCTTTACAAAATTGTTACAAGAAATTACTTCTCGTCCGTGGTATGTACAACAATATTCTGATAAACCGGGGGACATCGCTGTAAGAGACTTTGTAGCAGAAGTTCTTGAGGAGATGCCTTTAGATGATATTTATAAAGGTATGGCGGAATGTCTGATTACAGGCTTTTCCGTCGGAGAAGTAATGTGGAAAAAGACAAAAAGAGGCGTTGTTCCTTTTGACATCCGAATGAGGGATCAACGTCGTTTCGTCTTTCAAGAAGAAGAAGACGCTCCTACAGGATTCACCATGCGGTGTTTAACATTCAACCGCATGTTTGAAGGTGTTGAATTACCAAGTAGAAAATTTATTGTAAACAGATATTGGGTGTCTCATAATGGAGATCCATACGGTGCATCCATAGGAAGAATACTCTACCCACTTGTTAAATTTAGAAGAAGAGCTATAGAATCATACGTTCTGTATGGCGACAGGTATGCTACTCCTACTGCAGTAGCAAAAGCTCCATTATCCGCAAGTACAGCAGAATTAGACACTCTGTACGGTCACCTGTCAAACCTTTCTCAAGAGACAGCGATGATTCTGCCGGAAGGTTATGACTTGGAGTTTGTTGTCCCAAGCGGTAGTCCAGAAGTTTTTAAGCAATTAATTGAGTATATCGACAGAGAAATTTCTATACTCATATGTGGAGAAAATGAAGCGGGTCAAGCTGAAGCTGGTTCTCGCGCATCATCACAAGTAGCGAATATGGTGCGTGTTGTCAGAGCATCTGAGTTATCGGAGATGCTTTCTCATACGCTTACGAAGACGTTAGTTCGTTGGATTGTAGATCTTAATTTTGGCACAGAAGTTGCTGCTCCCAGTTTAACTCGCGAGTTCCGAATCGAGGAATCGCCTTTGACTGTGCCTGATCTGTCCCTGCTGATTCAATCTGGATACACTCCGAGGAAAGAATGGATTGAGAGACATTTTAGAGTTGAGCTGGAAGAGAAAAAAGACGAAGGTCAAGCAGCGGAAGGAGAAACCGTTACTTATAACCCTCAGGAAGATCAGGATCTATTCGGGTCTATATTTGGGGATACAGCTGCCGGAGAAAGTCCTGTTACTCCTTCTGCGGAAGAAACACCAAGTGTTGAAGAAGAGACAACGGAAACCCCTGAAGAAGAAATTGAGACAGAAACAGAAGAAACTCCCGATATTGAGGTTAATGAAGAAATAGAAGAGGAAGTTCCTGAAATGTCACTCGAAGATCTTCTAGGTGAAGAAGAGGAAGAAGAGTAGGGGTAAAAAATAGCAATGGGTCACTATTTAGTTTAACGGTGTACACTAAAAAAATTCACGTATTTAAAGCGGGTGACCAGACCTCCGCACAAGGAGTTCAGAGAAACTTTTCTCAGAAGGAACTGGATCAAGTCATTCAAACTTACGATCCCGGTATTCACGAAGCTCCTTTGGTTATTGGTCATGCGGGAGATAACGATAGTCTTCCAGCTTTTGGCTGGATTAAGGGTTTCTCTCGACAAGGGGACAATCTCTATGCAGAGGTCGCTTTCACCGACGCTGCTAAAGATTTAGTTAAAGATGGACATTATCGTAAGGTGTCCATCTCATTCTATTCTCCTGAGAGTCAAATTAATCCGCATAAAGGGAAATGGAGCGCTCGTCATCTAGCACTGCTGGGGGCTTCTCCTCCGGCGGTAAAAGGTCTTGAGCCCTTTAATTTCAGTGAGATTGAAGGAGTCTTCGATTTTGCTGGAATGACTCTCTTTCCTGAGGATGTTTTTGATGAGGAACTAGGACCTACCATGATTGTGGAAAAAAGTCCATTAGAAATGCTTCAGCAAAAACTTTCCGAAGTACGTGAAGAGATGTATGGTGCTGTTCAAGAATTACAACAATCCTCAACCCAACAATCGCAGCAACCAGCTGTAGAATCTGCAAATTCAGCAGCTTTAGAACCAGA